AATTCAACGATCTGGAAGATCTTTGTGCGTAGAAGCTTAAGATCACCTTGTTGAGTTAATAGAATAGTATTCTTGTAATGCTGCCAATTGATTCTGTAGTTTATATCTACAATGCCTTCATTGAGGCTCTTAATCAATTCATTTAAAGCATTAATTGTATAGAGAGTATTAGTCTCTTTTTTCCTATGAACTAGGATTGTATTTTCTGGAATGTTATTAATGTTAGGTTGATCGACGTTATAAGTACAAACGTACTCGTCGTTACTCTTAATATGCAAAACAAAAATCTTATTGTATAAAATAGTATATTCGCTAGATATGTCCTTTATAAAAGAATCCACTTCATTTAGTGGTACGAATGTACAAAATAACTTATTATTCACGTCTCCGGTATTGATAGTTTCTCTATCATAAATATCAAAGGGGCTGTAAAGTGTTGTAGTCTGGTCCATAACTTGTTTTTATTTGTAGGTTTTTGTCTTTAAATACTGTTAATATCTGCTTAATCTCTTCTTTATCCTGCTTATTAACATCTAATAAGAAAGCATCATAAGTATAAAGTACTAATTTTGTCTCCTTATTATTAATAATATAGATGATTTCTTTAAGGATTGCAACGTTGCTGTAAGTTTCCCAATGCTGAATAACATAATTGAACAGTTTCTGTGGGTTCATATTAGGTAAGTCGTCTTTCTTAAACACCTTTCCAGTCTCTTGAACTACGTACTTACCTTTACTGCTGAACGTATTCCAGATCTCTTCAATAAGCTTCTGAGTTAACTGAAAGAATTCAAAGTCTCTGTATTGATCGAAGATATGCCCGTATAGCTGCTTGAATACTAGACTCTTTGCTTCTGCTCGGTCCATTCCGTACTTGGCTGCAAAATCTTCGTAGATATCCCCGGTCGGTGAATCATAACCAACCATCTGTCCAATCAACGTAGGATGGTAGGCTGTCAAGTCAATCTCTAATAAAAAATCGTTTCTCGGTATAAAAACCGATCTAGAACCGTTTTCTTTAGGTAGAGCAGCAAAGTTTAAGCTATTAAACGTATTTGAAGGTCGGCCGGTGGTAGTATTGAGGTTGTATTGAGAGAATGTATAAGAGTTATAGCGGGATAGAAAGGGTCTCTTTAACTCAAAGTATCTTTCAAAGGCACTATTAACCTTCAAACCGTTTCTTTCTATAAACCAGAATACATTCGATAGATCATCGTGATATTCGTTAGGAATATACCGCTTAATTACTGGGACATACTCATCGAATATAATCTCACACTGCTCAAAATGCTTTACTATTGGTATGATTGAGTTTAGATCTTCACTTTCATAGTACCTCTGAGAGTAGAATAGGTGAGTGGGAGTCTGCTTTTTTACTTCCTTATACTCTGATAAATTAAGATCGTAGGTATTTGAACCGAAATACGAATGACTCAATGCTTTTTTGTCCGGAGTATAAATTTTCTTAAAAGTTCTTAGGTATTCTTTGACCTGTAAGGGGTCAAACTGTAATGCTTCCGGATGGAAGTAGTTGACCAGGAAGCCTTTCGGCTGAGTAACGTCCCTGAGATAAAGACATAACGGAGCATAAATGCCCGGATGAATTTCCGGATGAGTATGAATAGGAACTACGAATATTTCCGGTCCTAATTCAAATTGTAACTTATCGAACTGCTCTTGCGTCTCTACTAACCAAAACATAACCTTTCAATAAAGATAGTAGATTGTCTTCGGAAAACCTACTTAGATTGCAAATTCGGTGTAGTTTGTAATATATTGAGATAATCCGTAGACTTTTTCTCTATTTTCAGTTAGAAATACTATCTTGCGGTTGGTCTGCTCTATTTCACTCCTAGAAGCTTTTCCGGTAGTCCAGGGTAAAAAAAATGCAATATAGGAGGGCCAGTTATAGGATTTATCTTTACTTTGTATCAAATTGTATTGCTCTAAGTTTATTTCGATAAAGTTAGCGCTATTAACTCTTTTTACAAAGTATCTCCTAAAAGACGGGTAGGAAGCTACTGGAAGGGTGTAGGTTGGTTCGATTAAACTTGTTGGTGGGTATTCAATTTGATTTTCATTTCTAATATTATCGTAAGATATTTTAGAGATACCGAATCCGTATACTTTAAAAACAGATGTTGGTGATGTTTGAAAGCTTTCCGGTTCAGTAGAGCTTCTACTATTATAATTTTTAATGTATTCTAATTCAAGAATCTGACCGTCAGTTGGTGTTTTTCCTGAGTATACTTCTCCGGAGGCTATTATGTGGTAGTATCCCTGGTATGGCGTTCTAGAATCTTTGTATATCAGTTCTCTCCCGTTAGTATACTGGTCTGGTATTATTTTAGATTTAGGAAAATACATATTAGTTGAAACCGCCTCCTTGTAAAATTATGCTTCGAATCTTATCTCCGCCAGTATTAATTAATGAATCAGTAGATTTCTGTCTTGTTTCAACAAATATATTTGTTAAAGTACCGGAATTTTTTACACCGTACTTTTTATAGGAGCTAGTTATTCTTTCTGCAAATCCTTTAAACCATCTATCTCCGTTCCAGCAAGCGTATACAAAGTTAAAGAGTAATCTTCCATCTGATTCTATAAGTGTTTTTAATTCTTTATCTTTAATATAAGCATTCATTAGTCTTTCATAACGAACTTCTAACATTTTAGCTGCTAGTGTTACTAGTTCTCCTTGCAGTGGATCGGGTGGGATATAATTATATCGCCACTTTTCATCTTTTTGAGCAGCTTCAATTTTTGCCCAGAATGCCTTTCCTTCTGTACTTGTGTTAAGTTCGGGTCCACCTGTTTTTCTATCAATGCCAAACATTGTTTCTCCGCTTTTAGCATACAAAGGTCCTGCGTTGTGGTAGACGGGGTTGTAGTATCCGCCTTCTAGGTATGCAATTACTTGTCTTGTTACTTTTAAGAAATCTTTTGTTTCTTTTGTGACCGGGTCTGCAGGAACGGAGGAGGATTTTGTACCCAAAAAATTAATTCCCGGTCTGTTAACGTTTGCCGACAGTCTTTTTGTTTTAAAATCAGTACCTAAAAAAAAACTTCTCATATCTTATAACTATATTTTAATTAATCTTCTTTTAGTACTGTTAATGTAGATAATTTTGTTATCCACTGTCCGTCATTACTAACTTCATGGCTAACCCCTAATACCATTAAATCAAATTGATCACTGTATGTATACGGTAGTATATCACTAGTAATATCAAAACGTTCAAAAATCTTGATTCCGCTTATACCAGCTAGAGTTAGATTTATCTTGACCGGTATAAAAGTTGTTGAAGTTTGTTTATCTTCTGTAAATTTACCTAATAGTGCTTTGTATAATTCTACTGGGATATTCTCCAGATTACCAGTGGTAGCGTCCTTGTATGTGTAGGTTATTTTATTATCCTTTTCTATTTGGTTGAGAATAATTTTCTTATATGCTTCAACAGTATTATTAAATTGGGTTTCCTGTTGCTTCTCTTTTGTTAGGTCTATGTCTTTTGGTTTAGGAGAATTTTTTATATTTTTCTCTGTATAGAATCTATCTACTAATCCTTTGCTTAACCTGCTAAATGTTGTTGCTTCTTCACCTAATTGGTTTCCATTTGCTTGAGCTCCAATACTAATAGTCGTAGCGATATCTGGTGTAATTGCGCTTTGTGCAGAAAATCCTATTACAAATGATCCTAATCCCTGAGCTTTTATTCTTGTTATTTTTTTAGTTGCTGGGGAATTTAAATTTTTAATTCTTTTTTGGTTAAAGTCTATAATTGTTAATTCATTTTTATCTTCATCTATAATTGCTTGAAAATCGTTAATGCTACCTAATGCTTTTCCGACTACATCACAGACTTCCTGTAGGTAGTTTTTAACACTGATTTTATTTTCAGCGTTATTACTTCCTTTAAGTATTAATCCGGACAGGTATGCTACATTAAGATATATGTAATTTAGATTACCAATGGTTGGGTATATAGAGTAGTCTTTAGGTTCAGCAGCTTTTTCCATAGACTCTTGCAGCTTCTTTATAGCTGTATTTTCAAATTGAGTAAAAGGTTTAAATTTACTTTTTTCATAAATTCCGTCAGTGGTCCCTACGTAGTCGTTGCATAAATAGCATTTTAGTAAATTACAAGATACACTAGTTGAATATGCAAAAAAAGGTTTTTCAGATTCCCAATCAATCTTTACGACTGGGGCATCGTCAGGACCAACTAGATTTATATACTCTGAAGTAAATTTTAAGAGTGTTTGAAATGAAATATAGATCTCAGCGCCGGCGTCACTAAATTGGAGTACGTTAACACCGCCAAAGTCTTTTTCGGTTATCTCCTCTATAAAAGCCGTATACTGTCCCATTTTACCTTAAAAATCTATATTTGGGAATAAGTTCTGTAGTAAGATTGCAAAACGTGAGTCAAATGTTGTGCTATCTTTAAATTGAGACCCTTCAACTTTTACAGGTCTAGCGCCGAGTGGTAGCAGTATTTCACCCTGATCTAACAAAGTTAGTATAACTTCTTTTTGACTTACTTCTGCTCCATTAATTCCTGCTAGAACATCGACGGACCTATCGTCTATATTACCGTCATTTTCTCCTACCTTTACTTTATTAAAGTATTTTACTATACTATCTAGTGAACTTTTGTAATTATTTGCAGCAGCTATTTGATTCTCTTCGTTGGCATCTTTATAGAGCGACTGTAATTCTGATATAGTGTAATTTAATTTATTCGCAATTTCAGTCCATTCAACCTCATCTACTGCAGGTATAACTCGGATACCGTTGGTGGTGCCTTTTGTTACTTCTGCACCTTTGTATATTTCAAACCCTCTTAAAAATAGAGTGTAGTATTCCATAAATCCTTCAATAGCGGTTTTATACTTCTCTTTTATACCTTCTAGTTTGGTTGCAGCATCAGCTTGATCGTTTATCTTTACTATATTTTCTTTGTTTTCTTCTGACCCGTCCTGCTCAATTGCAGGAGCAATAATCGTATCATAGAGTTCATAAATGAAAGCATTTAGTTTTGATGCTTCTTTATTGACTATTATTGCTGCTATCTCCTGGAATCCTTCTTTAGCTTCTACCCTATTAGCTAGATCCTCACTGTTGGTTCCACCAACGTTCATTTTTAAAGACTCTATAATATCTCCTGCCGAAATAAGGTATAATTTAATATCAAAGCTGAGATCATCTCCTAAAGTCCAGGAATAGTTAGCAACTCTAGCAACCATACCGTCGTAGTTGCCAGACATATTTTTTTTATTGTTTGATATCTGCTGTGCGACGTCAGTAGGTATTAGGTCTTGTTCACTCTTGAATAGCATATTCGGTACTGAGTATGTTCCGGTCTGTGTGAATTTTTCTTTATTACTGTACCATAAAGTATTTCCCCACTCTAAGACCATCGTGTACCCTAATCTCAAGTAAACTGCTTCTAGAGCTTCGAATTGAGAGCGGGTATAGCATTTCATAGTAACGGTAGCCTGTTTTAGGGATCCGTTGTTTTTATAATCACAAGTAATACCGGTTATACCTGGAGGTGGTTTTAATCCCTGCTCTGGGCCTGATAGGAATCCGTAGGTGTTGTTTAATCCGTATCCAATTCCTCCTTTTATAGGGTCTAGGCTAATACTGTTAGACCCTGTAGTAAAACTAGAAATTCCTCCCCATAGTACTAATTTTCTTGCTAAAGTAGTTCCTTGAACTAAGTCTTGAGAGATTCCAAGTTTATTACTCAATTCGATAGCTCTTGATGGCTCTATCTTAACTCCTGATGATAATCTAACCCAAGCAGTATTTGAATTGAATACGCTCAGATCTTGGGGTGTTTTTTGTAATAGTGCCAGTCTTTTTTGCCTAATTTCGATTTGCTTATCAACGAAAGAATCAAAAGGCAAGCCTAATATCTTAACCATTATTCATATTATTAAAACTATTCAAAATTGTATCTACAGGGAATGGGATGCGGAGCTGTGTTCCTAGGACTGGGTACAGTAGGTTGTATGTTTGGGTTGGATTAGCTGCAGAGATAATCCAGTACATTGAGGAATCTCCGTAGTACTCATATGCTAGATTATCTAATCTATCACCGTCTGTTGTGATTACGTAGATATCATCTTCACTATAAGGTATCTCAGGGTACCTGGTTACTCCTTGGTATGTAATCCCAGTAGAGGTTTTATATAGTTTAATATCTTCGTATCGGTTCATATTAAGAGAATGATGAGTTAAATCCCGGGATTGTAACTTCAGGGGTAGTTCCTACGAGGGTGTTTTCACCTCCGGCAAAGTTAGTTTGTCCGTCTATGGTTGAAATGACTTTAGTTGGGTCTTCAGATCGAACTGATGTAAAGATAGATAGGTTTGATGCTGTTGTATCGTCAAAGCCACCTGGGTCTGTTGTTATCCTATCCTTTGTTGTTCTAGTTACGTATGATTTAGTTTTATCTGTATATTTTCCGGTTGTTTCATCTTTACCTGATAGGAAAACGTTTTCAACCGTAGCTTGGGGGGTGATGAAGGCTGTTTGAGCAGTAGTACCTAATTGCGGAGCAAAATCGTGAATTGCAGTAAATGAAACACTTACATCAAAATACTTAGGTGTTTCTAGCATACCGTAATCCTGTCCGTCCTCTGGTGAACTCAGTGCGATTTCCCATGCTGATTCTTCTGGGATGGTGTATGTTAATGATGAAATAAATCCCGGTACAATATAGAGGTAATCTCCTATCGTTAATCTAATTAAATTTCCCTTCATGTATCCACCTCTGTAATCAGGAGCTAGTGAAGCTGCAAGAAGGTTTAATTTTTGGTATATAGATCTCATTTCTGCTCTAGATTGGGGATGTACCTTAAAAGAAAAGGATATATCCCTAGAAAAGCCACTATAATTGTAAAATTTATCTCCTCTACCTACGTATTGCACAGGAGTCCAGTCTGATTTAAAGTTATCAGAGATGCTTCCAAGGAATGCTCTAAAATGCAAAAACGTACTATGTGACGGTTTTGCGTTATCTATAATTTCAAATCTAAACTTTACTAAGTCTCTAGTTAGTACAACTGAGTCTGCGACAACATCACTATAATATGGTGGAAGTATGTTAATTCTATCAAGGGCGTCGTTGGTGTAGAACGTTAGTTTGCTTCTATCGCGATTTCTTTTTCCTGGGTTTCCTAAACCAATTCTCTGCTCTCTATTGATTGTTGGAGATTTGTAATCAAAGTATATTAATCCTTGGAAATCCTGTTTTTGTTGTTCATCATTTTGAGTATAAGTCTGTCTTATCTCTTTTCTAAAATCTGAGATATTAGTCAGGCTGGTAGAACCTAAAGACCCGATTGGTGTTCTTGATACTAGTTGACGTTGTTTTAATGTAAAAACTCCTAACTTTGTTGTTTTAGTAGGATTAGTATCCGGAAATGTTGCTTTTGTATAATAAACGCTAGGGTCAAAATTAAACCCGGAGTTGTTTCCGTTAATCTGATTGTTTAAAAAATTACCTACTGCTGTATCTTTGTCTGTAGCGTATTTTAGCTCAACTGCTTTAGTAGATACTCCTAAATAATTGTTGTAATCTAAAGGTTTTGCTTTATAGCCCAATCTTCCTACATACCGAGCTTCTTCTAGAACTCCAGCTAACTTATACTGTCTACTACTCCCGTAAACCCTGTTATCAGCAAAAGGAATAGTTGTTCTTCCATTTCTTAGTTTAGCGTTAGGTCCTCCCTTATATGACATTACTACGTTAGGGTCAAACCCGATAGTGGGGGAAGGGGTAAGTCCTAGTTTAAAACCTTCAGCTACACCGGTGATTGCATCGTCAGGATTTTCAAAACCTGCAATTTTAGATTTATATAGAAGAGTTAATCTGTTTGTATTTTCTTCCTGATGCTTGGTTCTGTAGATATAATCGTACTTGGTTGTATTATCAGTGATAGGGAATAAACCCTGCTTTTCAATGTGTAATCCGGTCCCTGATGCTCCTACCTGGGCTAAGGTCATTAAAGGATTATATAGTCCGGATATAGGAGTTGCTCGGTTAGGTCTCCCGGGTACTATTGGATTTTGTAAAGAAAGTAATTGCTGTTTTGCAACAAATAAACCTCCTTCTCTAGAAACTAAAAATTTTGTTACTCTTTTAAGGTCATCTACTCTATCATTTAAAGCATTTTTAGGATCTCTAAGTAAAAAATCGGGAAATGTAGAGATAGGGTCCGAATCTACTTTCGGAAGAGGTGTTGTAACGTAAGGCTGCTTGCTACTACCCCCACCTGGTCTGTCGTTACCAAATTTTAAGCTTCGGGAGTTGTATTTAAAGTTAGCAGGGTCTGCTAGTAGTTCTTTTAAAGCCATTCTTTTATGTTAAATTATAAAGTAGGAAGGTACACACCTGTATTCAAGTGCATACTCATCCCTACTCGGTTAAGGACGCTTTGGTAAAGGAGTGATTCTACTTGCTGCCTTAGCATCAGCAGGTCTCAAAGACTCATCATAAGTTCCTTTTTCGTAGCTGTCGTTTACGCCAGGTACGTTTGGGTCCCGGTTAGCTGTTACAGGTACTAATCCAGTCAATGAAAGAGGCGAGCTAGGAGCAGTTTCCAATCTTTTTCGTAGGGTGGTTGTCATAATTGTATATTAGTTATGTTTACTGTTATAAATATTGAAGTTATAGAAAATTAACCTGGTACTTAAAGGTACTGGTTATACTGATGCACTAAAGTCTACTCCAGATCCAAATCCACCGCGTCTTTTGCTTATACTATAATCCTGTATAGCTTCTGCATTTCCGACTGCGGCACTATTCATAAATAGACTAATCCGTGTACTTGAAGGAGCGATTGCAATTTGTTGACCTCCTGAATTAGCTTTTAGTGAGCTTTCAGGACCGCTATATAGATCATTTGCTTTACTTACATTGATAGGGTTAGTAGTTGCGATAATATTATCTTTGTCATTTAATCTAAATGCTCCTTCGGAAGTTATTAAGGTTCTTTTTCCGTATCCTCCTTCTGAGAAAAGATCATCTGCCATCACAGCAGCTGTAATAGCGGCTGCTATAACACCGCCTATCGCTAAACCGGCTAATCCGCCAGTTAAAAAAGATGCGGGAGAGGACATAGCTGCTCCGTATGCTTTTCCGATTGCAATACCGAGTGATGCAGCTCTCAATGATTTAAATACTGTTCCTAACGCTGCAAAGCTTGTTATAAGTTTTAGGACTACCGATCCTGCTAATAGTGTAAAAATTGTATAAATACCAGTTGTGGAAGTTAAAAACTGCCCGAGAGGGCCTGCTACAAAATCAGCCATAGTTGCAGAGAATCTATCCATTGCTAGTTGTAGTTTCTCTTGAACTGTTAATGTTTCAACTCTATTTCTTAGATCTTCGTCTGAAATGTTTGCGATATCGGCAGCAGTTGCATTTCTATACTGCTCTTTAAGTAGGATGTCAGAGAGTTCAGTCGAAGTCATACCCAGTGCTTTAGCTTGAGCATCTTGTGATAAGGCAGTTTGAGACATAAAATCGCTATAGGTTCCTACCTGAGTGGTGAGTTCGTCCATCAGCTTTGACTGCTGATTAGTTAAAGCGTAGTACCGGGCCTGCTCTAGATTTAACTGTCTTCCTGATAGTACTTCAGCTGCTAATTCATCTTCAATAGATTGTTGGAAGTTTAGAAGACTGCCTGCTGTTTTGTTCACAACCTCCAAGCTCATACCTAAAGCTTTTGCTTTAGCTACACCTTCAGTTAATGCTTTAGTAGATCCTTTAAATTGTGCTAGGGTATAAGAAGAAGCTTTACCAACATCCTCTAATACAGCTCTTTCACTTATGTGTGTTTTGTACTGCTGACTTACTTGATGGGATGTCTGTAGTGCAGTAGTATAGTTTTCTTTTTGGTTTTTACCAAAAGCATCAGATTGGACTGTAAGGCCGGCTGCTGCATTTTCTGATAGTCCAACTGCTTTGTTTAATCTAGCGAAAGTCTCAGCTGTTTCAGCAGAGATTTTTCCAATAGACCCCATTTTTTCTTGAGTAGCTCCAACATAGGCAGCCATTGTCCGGCTGTTGACAGCTAGACTGTCTGAGGCAAGGGCAGTAGCAGAGAAACTTCTATTAATATCTCGTGCTTCTCCTTGGGAGATTGTTAAATTCTTCTGTAGTTGAGCAGTAGATTTATCAGCTTCAAGGAAACCTTTTACTAACATACTGATAGCTCCGCCTATTAAAAATAACGGGTCTGTAAGTTTTTCTTTTAGTATTTTACCGGTTTCTTTAGTAGCTTTACCTAGGTTTTCCATTCTACCTGGAGTTTTACCGGTAGCTGTTTGAATTATTTCCGCTTCATGAGCTATTTTAGCGTAAGCTTTAGCTGCTGATTCACCGAGGATCGGGATTTTTCCGATAAACCCTAGCAGGGCTCCGGCTATACCTAGACTTTTTCTAAGCTCCTTTTCCTGTTTTTCTCTTAACTCTACCTCTTTTCCTAATAAATCAACAGTCTCTTTGATAATTACAAAGTCTGTTTTATGTCCTCGTATAGCTGCTGATGTTGCTTCTGTTATTTGTTTTTGAGCAACTAAAGATCTTAGCCTCAGGCTTAGATTTCCTGTGTTTAGCTCTTTACCGTTTCTATCTAGCAGTAAGTGTTTGTTAGTTGAATAAATACTTTCAGCGTGGAGCTTAACTATCTCTTGGTTCCCTTCTATTTTACTCTTTATACTTTTTAACTCATCACTAGATAATCTATTTATACCGGATTGGTGTAGGTATAGCTTCTGTGCGGAGTTTTGGATATTAACAAAAGATTTAGCAAATAAGTTTGTAGGGGTATTAGTTGCTTTAAGCTCTCCGACGATATCCACTAGTGTTTGATAGATACTACCAAATCCTGAGGCTAGAGATGCTGCTTGATTTTGAGCAGTTTTAATAGCTAAAGTCAGTGTGTTAACTGCAGTGATTGCATCACTAATACCAGTTATATTAAATACCGGAGCAGGCGCGTTAGTTAGAGCTTCGAGCTGCTTACTTAAAGAAGCGATGTCTTTATTTAATTGATCTATAGACTTTGCCATATATTATAAATAGGAAAAGGCATTGATTTTACAATGCCTGTTATCCATACGATAGTTTTTTACCTTTAGCGTAATCCGGTACCTCTACTTGGCCGTTTTTAATTTTCTTAGCCAATTCTTCAGGATTTTCGTTTTGCTTGTTTTGCTTTTCGTAATGCTCCTTTATTTGATGAAATATGTATTTTCTCATATGAATAGGTAATTCATAGACTTCAGTAAAAGAATACCCTCCTTGCCCGTGAAAAACTATTTGGTGTACCTGATCGAATACAAACCTTCTATGTTCAGGCGTCAGGCCAAAAAAAGCTAGCGTTAATGGGTAGTGAGATATCCTCCTCGATATCATTGGCAGTAACTGTAACTGTTAGGTTGATATCCGGCTGAACGGATCTGGTATAATCTCTTAACGCTTTGGAGTCCCGGGCAAGTAGTAAAGTATCTACAAAAGATCTAATTGTTCCTGGCTCTCTTACTCCATCAACTGAGGTTATAATGTATTTTAGACGGGTTGATAATTCTGGAGAAGCATCTTTGTTTAGCTTCTTTAATCCTGTAAGTTCTTGTCTAATCTTTTCATCATCGCCTACTGTTAAGATTTTGAATGTAATATCTGTCTTTGAGTAAGGTAATGTGAATTTAAATTCATTAACGTTAGGAGTAATTAAAGACTCATCAAAAGGTTTATCTTCTAATGTAGTCAAATCAATTACCTGCTTTTCTCCTTTGAAGGTGAATTCATAATCTTTTCCGTAACCTAGGATACGAGCTGCAATCATTACAGCATTCTGATCTCCTGTTACTAGTTGAGTGTAATCAATATCACTTACAATTAAGGATTGTAGTAATTTGTCAATTACAATACCTCTTTGAAGGTAATTTTGATTGGTTAAGATGTCTTCCTCTTTGGCTGTCATGTATTTCATTTCAAGCTTTCCGGAAGCGAGTGGGGAATCTTTAGGGTAAAGTAATCCTTTTGAAGGAAGATCAATAACCTCTGTTGGGAATTTAAATTCTGACATATACTTATTTTTTATAACTGTTCTAATATAAATATATATGAATTAGGTTTAAACGTCCACTAGAACGTAACTTCCTTTATAATTCATAACGTTTGTAGGTGACCAATCAATTTCATCTGGGTTGATACCTACTTGTTTAAATGCTTCTTTTAATCCGGTTAAAAACTCTTTTAATTTATCTGAAAGGTCTATATTTAGTTCTTCATCATATACTAGGAAGTCTTCTGCTTTAGTTCCGTTAATTGAGATTTCCTGACTCTCTTCTTCTGCTAGTTGTTCAGCATCCACCATGTCAATGATCCCAGTTCTTTTATCAGGTAGAATTTCTACGTTTGTGATAGGGATAATGCATGTGAAAGAATGGTTTAACAGTTTCTCAGCGTGTTCTAGCTCATCAACATCTGTGGTAAGCTTCTTTACTGTGCTTCCTTTTTGAAGTGCAATGCCATTATCTCCACCTCCTAACACTGTCCAGCCTTCGTCTTTGAGTTTTGATAACTCTTTTTTTAATCCGGGTGGAAGAATAACTTCGTTTAGTAGCTGTATGAGTTTCATGTAATAAAAAAGCCCTCTCTAATAAATAGGAGGGCTCTTTCTTTAAGGTTAATACTATTTAGAAGTTCAATACACAATAATCCATTCCTAAAGTTAAGGTAATATTTTGTGCTGCTGTATCGTTATCGAAGTTTAAGTCACCAAAAGCAGCATTTTTTACAAAAGCTCCCTTTAATACCCATTCTGACACGATATCACCTACTGGTCCAACTATGTCGATTACGACATCTTTTTTGTAGAAGTCAGAGTAACCATCACGTCCAGTTACAGATTCATGGTGTAGACGTACCCACTCCATTACTGCCTGTGCTCCTGAAGGAGTAATAGGATCGAATAAGGTTAAAGTTACATCGTTCCATCTCAACTTACCTTTGATTTTACGGTAGATGTTGATGTGGTTCATTATAATTTCTCCTTGTTCGAAGCCCAATCCGGTAATTCCCTTAATAATATAAGTTGGAATACCGTCAACGTACATAATAAATCTATTCTGTACTTTGGGTTCAAACGCGGTAAAGAATATTTCGTCTGCTGTTAAAATTGCCATTTTGCTATTTGTTTATAAATATTACGTTAAGATAAAATTATACCGGGAATGTTGCTCCTGTTGGAGTTATGTTGAAGTCTAAGTAGATAAATTCAGCAGTCTTAGTTGGTTGAATATAAATTTGACCAACCATTTGATTTCTGTCGACTACATCTGCAGTATTATTAGATTCATCCATCACTACTTTGAAAGCATAAAGTCCTTGTCTCTGTTGAACTGATTCTAAGAATGGGTTAACTTGAGATAAGAAAGTGTTTCTAGTAGCAACACTATTCTGTTCGAATACTAAGTTGTTAGCTACTTGAGAGATATATGATTTCAAAGAGATTAATAATCTTCTTACGTTTACTCTATCTAAAGCAGATGCTTTAGTCTGCAAAGTCTTTTGTCCGTATACTACTGTACCCTGTCCTGGGAAAGTAGCGATTGGATTAACTTTACCGCTGTATAGAGTGTCTCTATCAGATTGCGCTAACTTTCTTTCCGGTCTAACTACTTGACTTAAACCGCCTCTGTTAATACCTGCAGGAGCGAACCATGGCTCAGCTACTGAATCGTTGAATGAATAAACACCACCGATTACGGTTGAAGCTGGTACCCATACTTGTTTACCGGAGTCTGGGTCAATTACTTGAACCCAAGGCCAGTATGAAGTAGCGTAAGAAGTATTTCTTGAAGCAGCCTGTGTCACTACTGTACCTACTTGTGAGTTGTAAGGAACTAAATCAAGTACGAATAAATTATCTCCTCTGTTTTGAGTGTTTGAGATAATTGAAGTTGCTAAGGAAGTGTGTAGTGAATTAATTATACCAGGAGTTAACAAGATGTTAAATTTGTAGTCGTCACTATTTGATAACAAGTTAATCATGTTGTCGTAGCTACCGCTTGGAATACCTTGCGATTTATTACCATCACTAATTGTATCGTAATACTGTGCACCATTCATTATTCCACCTGTTGCTCCGGTGAAGGAACCTGATCCGTTTAAAGGAATTGAACTAGTATACTCACTCTTAAATGTTCCAGAGTTGTTAAAGTATCCGGGAGTTGGTGAAGTTACAGATTTAACTCTTACATATTTTGAATTTACAGGATAAGATCCAGTAATTTCTAGGTAGTAGCTAGTTCCTGAGCTTGCATAGTTATAAGTCTGGTCACCAATTACTTTTGCTACGTAATTAGGTGTTTCAGGATCTAAAGAAAGGTTAGTCCAAGTCTCTAAGACAGTTGGGGTGGTTGTTGTATCATTTCCTGCTCTTACTAGCAAATCAAATGTTCCTGAGGAAGTATTTGAATTAACAATCTGCCATCTATAGTTTTCTTTTGATCCTGAAGCTAAAGCTCCATTAGCATCTAATGAGCTAGAGCTGTTCATACCGGTACCTTCAGATAAGGTCTCTAGTAATAATGAACCAGAAGTATTTGAACCACTGATAGGAGATGTTGCTGAGCTGAAAGAACCTGATACTACTCTGGCAACTAATAAGCTTTCGCCTCCGTTGTTGAAGTAGTTATAAGCTGCGATTGAGGTAAAGTATGTAAATACACTACTAGCGCTTGTGAAGGTAGTTCCAAAGATATTTTGGTACTGGGAGTAGGATGTAACTACTGTAGGTACTTCTACAGGACCTTTAGCTGTAGGTCCTATAATAGCTGCTCCTACCGTAACTGGTCCTTGTGTAATAAACGATTGATCGTTTTCTCTAGCGAGTACCCCCGGGGATATTAAAGTTTCTGCCATTTTATTTTTGTTAATTTAATAGTTCTAATATAAATAGTAAGGTAGTGTTCAAAAAGCTTGGAGTAAATCCACCTAACTTACTGTAATGTTGAATCAATCTCTGTGTTAAAAGTTATTTTTCCGGTCGATAAAAATCTCTTTACACTAGTTAAATCTTTAATAATTGTTTCGGGTATAATATAACCTCTTAACTTTATATTAAAAGACATTCTTACCAGACGTTCTTCTCCTTGATTTAGAGTTGTATTATCAGTAAATGTATCGATTCTTGCTCTAAATTTAAATTTACTTGGATCACCCCAATATGAATCAGAGGAATAGTTGATTGCTTCTACAATCTTGTTCATCTGCTCGCGGTAGTAAGTCCAAATAATACATTCATAATTTAAGGTTACATAATCAGGGATTACTACTGCTTGAAAGTTGGTTACAGGCTCTCTATTATTTAAAACATCAAAATTACTGTAGGCTACCCCTTTTTGGTATTTTTTACCAGTTACTGCATAATTTAGAGGATTATTAGCATCTAGTTTATTACCCACAGTGTATTCTTTTTCAACTGAGGAGTTTTTAAACATAATAATAGGGCACATAATCTTACTGTTTTTATCCCTGTAGTACCCGTCTTTTTGAACTGCCTTCCATCTTTCGGGATTTCCGTAAATTACCGGTACTGGGATAGTAGTCCCGTTTTGGTATATTTGTGGTTTAATTACATTATTGAAGTAGTATGTGACTGTTTCATCAATGTCCTGAATACCGACGGTGTATGGTTTATCTGTATCTCCTTTTACTGAGATTTCTTTAGCACGGTAAGCTTTTGCAGTTGCTGGATCATTCTGATTAGCGAATACCGGCAAGGGTGTTGCTGCATTATTTGGATTGTCTAGTAACGGAGTTTGTTGAGAGATGGAAATCTCTCTTTGATTTTTTGGTACCGGTTTTCTAATCTTGTCTGCCATTACATTCTTTCTTTGGTTATACCTAGTTTGTCAGCAGGTACTAGGTGAGTTGAACAAGCGATACTAATTGATGAGCCAAATTGATTTAACCCTTCAGAATACGCGTAATCAGGTACTTTTCCTACGAAGTATTGATTCTCAACAACTCCATCTACTTCATAATAATTTTCGTAGTAGAATATGACGTCTCCAACCTCTGGGACAATTGCCACGTCGACGAGGTCCTCTCTAAAGAATGCAATATTTAGCGTTTGGCCAGTATCTGGTCCAAATGCATCGGAAGTCCAGGTTGGATCTAGTCGTTCAATTAAGCAATTAAGAAGGGTTGGTTCGCTAAAGAATTTATTGGTGGCTTCTCCATAAATGTTTGTTTGTGAAGCTCCGAGAGTGAGTTTGTAGTAACCAACCTGCTGAGTTACAATATTAGGTAGTAACTCCCGGTTGATACTATTGATCAACAATACGTCTCTAGATCTTCCAAATAAAGCCATTTATATCTCTTCAATTTTTTGTAATTGTTTGGTACTATATTTAAATTTCTTTAAAGTAGGAATGGTCGCCATTGCTTCTTTTTTAATTAATTCAAAAGTTTCCTGTCCAGGCTTTAATGTAACTACTTTTAATTGAAGTAATCCTCTTGGATTTAAATCTTCTTTATCAGTTTTATTGTTTACGACAGTAACATAACGTAGACCTCTAATCAACTGAGCGATATCAGTAATATTAGTTTCATCGGAAAATTCAACATAAACCAAATTTTTGTACATTGAGTATGTTACTTCGTTTAATAGATCTGTTAATCTCATTATGCTATAAATATTAGTTGTGGAACCATGTTAAGCTCCTTCTGTTTATAATCAGCTTCTAGAGCTCTTCTCTCTAGTAATTTATCTCTTGATGTATCATCTAAGTAAACTCTTAACCTATCTAAAAGCAAGTTCTTTTCAGCAGTAGCTGCAGTAATTAAATCTGCATGATTTAGGGTAACATCTGCGCCGGGTATTGGGATAGTGGTATACTTACCTCTGACATATCCGAGCATCTCTTTTACTAGTGCTAGCGTGTATTCAAAGATCCACTGTCTACCGATTGAGTTGATCTGCAGGTATTTTGGATTAGTATAAGGAACATTAGAAACGTTAGAAACTAACCCTGTTGAATTTGCCATCACCGGATTGTTTCTTTCTGAGTTTTTAATATATTCAAACCGGTATCTTCCACCGGTTTCAGTCGGTACTGGGAAGACTCTTAACCTATTATTTACTAATTCAAAAGAGAAGTTCGATTTTCTAATCTGGTCGTTAAATTCAATAGCTTGAATCTTCTGAAGATCGTAGTTGATTGGCATCAGAAGGAAGTTAATTGCCGGTGAATAGTTTCCCCATCCGAAAGTATCTAACATATTCATCATTCCTGTCCCTGTTCCTGCATAAGGATCAAAGTAACGAACGATGGCCGGAGGCGCTTCATAAAATACTCTTTTAATTTCGATTGTATCACCGGGTGTTAGAGAAGCAGAGGCACTAGCCCATACATTCATATCGTAATTCTGCTGACCGGCGATAGTATCGAAAGAACCTGTATACCAAGTTACTGTTCCTCCTACTCCAGCTTCTTCTCCGTACTGATTAGACATTCTAACAATAGCTCCGAAGTTTGGCTGTACTACTGAGTTGTTTAAGTAAGAGCCTGTGGAGCTTCCTTCCATTGAAAGAAAGTCCTGTCTTACTTTCCAAGCATAGATTTCATTTCCGTAAGTTGTTACTGCTTCTTCAAATGCTGTATAAAAATTTGTAGATTGTAATTCAACATCCACTAAAGGATATCCTAATCTCCTTGCACAGAAATCCGCTACTTTATCAGCATCTGTTTGAAACTGATAATCATAGTCGTAAAAACCGAATGGAGTATCTCCGGGAAAGAAGGATGAGGAACCGGGCCAGATTTGAGCGTTAGCCATATACTAATAAATAGTATAGACTTAAATGTAAGTAGCTACAAAGGTAAAATCGGTACTTGCTACGTTGCTTACAAAAGTAATACTAGACGGATTGCTTATGGTTGCACTCACTGTAGCGCCTGACTGTGAAGGAGCTATACCTAAAAATAAACTTTGATTTAGAGTTTTACCTGTTAAATCAAGAGGGGATACAGTAACTACGCTAGTGTATGGAGGAGTTGCTCCAGTTTTACCTGCACCTGCAAATATTTTTAACAATCCAGCAACGGATACCGCTGATCCGCTCGGAACGTAGTAGCTTGATACTTGACTGGCAGCGGTGGCAAAATCAGAAATACTTGCAGTAGCTGCGTAAGATGCGGATGTTGCTGTACCTGTAACGTTTCCTGTTACACTACCTGATAATGAACCGGTAATTGAAGTAAATCTACCTATAGAACCGGAGACTGTTAATCCTCCTAACCCACCTAAAAGGTTGGTTGATGGATTGTAGTACGGACCGTTTGTTCCGTCAGCTGCTAATTGATAGAAATCACCTAGAGCACCAGTACTGTTTTTAAATACTAAAGTGAAATCGCTGTTAGTTGCTGCATTTGAAGCAATGTAAGCTGTATTTGCAGCCGAAGCGGTTGCAGTCAAGGGGCCAATAACTACTAATGATCCGGAGACTTTAAGGTCGTATGCTACCGAACCGGTTAATGCATCAACAAATTGAGATACATGGACTGCTTGGATGGTTTGCCCGGTTTGAATTTGGGATAAATAATTTACTGCGTTTGCCATTTACTTATAAATATTTCCTAAAACAGGAAAGGCCTTTTTTAAAGGCCCTTCTGTTAATTCATTAATGTAAAATGTTAATTAAGCTTCCTTTACAGGCTCAGGAGTAAACTCTCCAGTTTCGATGCTAATTGATCCGACACCATATTTGTCGCTCAATTCTTTACCCAAAGTTTGTTCTTCGGTCTTTAATTCACTAAGGAAAGTAAGAACTTCTTCTTTACGAGAATCTAAATTAATTTTAGATAATTCGATGTTTCCTAATTCACTTACTACAGCATTGTACTTTTGCTGAATTGCTTGAAGTTGTTCAACTTCTTCTACTGCTAATTTAATTGGTTCCATAACGTTATTTTATATAAATATACTAAAAAAGCATGTAATCTCCTACAAATTTAATTTTTTCGGAAGAATCCATCATTACTTTTAATATTTCATGATTTACTAAATCAGGATGTACCCACCAGTCCTCAAATGTGCTATTTTTATCGGGAGCAATATCGCCAACTACCATAATATATCCTTTACTTTCTAAAAACTTTCTTGATTTTGACCTATAAGACTTAGTTTCGTCGGCGTAGTAATCATGTTCATAGGTAATTACAGCAAATTTATAATCGTCAAAAGGAATTTTTTCTAATACTTGGTAAGTAATGTCGGCAGGCTCACAATCAATCTGAAGATAATCAATTGTATTTTTAGATGTAAGTGCTTTTAGTTCTTCTTTATAGTCAATATTTAAAGCATTTAACATTAAGATAGGACCGTTCCTGTCTGTTTCTAGGAATTTTTCTACTTCTAAAGGATTAATTTCAACCGATATTCCTTTCCAGTTAAATTTCTTTTCTAGTAAGTAGGTATTATTGTTGTAAATTGGATCTGCAGTTCCTATTTCTAAATAAGTTCCTTTTGTTTTTCCATTTAACATAGTTAAAACAAACATATCCTGGTATACTTGAGAGTAGTTTTGCTGTATTTTATCGACTCCTTTAAATTGATGTCTTAAACTACTTTGCAAATCTGAAGTATATGGGGCCTTGAAGTACATTTCTCCTTTGGTTAATTTAAGATTCTTGTAAGTATCGTTAACGTATTGAGTAGACATTTCGTAGTTCTTTAACAACTCACCAAACATTCTCCTAGCATCATCTCTTCCTCCTATGTACCAAATTGTAACTGCTTTCTGGAATAAAATTACATATTTACCTTCGTACCCAATATAAGTACGGGTTGGTATAGCATTATCAGCATAGTATTCGGCTTGACAAATTGCATTATGCGCTTCATGCCACTCTACGTTCAGTTCATAAACCTGACTTAATATCCAGAATGCTTCCGGGCGAGTGGGGCAGAGGTTAATTGCATGATAAAGCAAACTCTTAGTTGAAAATAACCTATACCCTTGTTTTTTAAATCCTAGAGCGGCTTTAATTAATGCTTCATAAGTTAAATTATCATCATTTGATAATTCGGCTGTTCTTAAATAAAAAGAAACTGCTGATGCTATATGGCCTTCTAGGTCATAAGTATAACCCACTTCAAAGTTTTTCTCTGCATTATATGGGTCAAAAATGTATTCTTGGATTTTATTGTTCATTATTTAATAACTCCTCCACGAGGTTTTTAGGTACTGTTAAAGCAAAAGCTGCATTGTCTTGATATCCGTATGTAATAACTAAATCTCCATTTATTTCAGCAGCACCACATGCAAACTCGATTTGGGCTGTCATAAAGTTAAATTCATCTGAGTATTTAATTAAGTTCCAATCTTTATCCCAAAGTAATAATCGATGAAGATAAACTGAATCTTTATTATTTCCTTCATTATACCAAAAAGTACATTCGTGAATAATGCCTAATTTATATTTTCCCCAATTAATTACATTGGAACCGCCTCTCATTTCCTGGTTAGTTGTGATGGTTTGAGGTACCAAAGCAATAGTTTTGCTTGATTCTGTTTTTAAATCAACTTTAACTACCTCTGTTGGATTAGTCCACTTAACAAAGTGGAAGGGCATGTCGTTAATAGGCATCCAATTCTTCTCACAATAAGAAGGTGCGTTGTTTGGAGGTTGGATTCTATACCTTGCTTTTTCTACTACTGAATTCTTAGTAATGGTGATTTCAGATAATTCCATTCTACCTTCTCCGTTGGTAGTTGTATCTCTTCTTACCCCGCAGATAAAGTATTTACCGTCCCACTTAACGATCCGGGCATCCTCTAATCCAATAAATTCCCAAAGAGGAGGTTCATCTAAATCGCTAGTATCTACTTTAAAGTATTCTTTAATAGATAAATCCTTGTTTAAGTAACAAAAGTAGTTTGTTGTCCTTAATGTTTGATCAGATTCTGGGTGGAGGTAAGATAAAGGTCCCCAACGTCCTTGAAATTTTTGTTGAAATTCTGAATGGTACAGGGTGTACCCTACATTTCGAAGTATTAAAAGAGTATCCTTCCCGTCTACAAAAATGGAAGGATTACATAGTCCTGTTCCGTTAGTATATTCAGGTGATATCTTTAATGGAGTAATACTACCTCCTCGTTCTAAAACTAGTTTAGCTAGATTATAAATCATTTATATAAAGATAATAACTTTTATTTAAAAAGCCAAGTTAAACACCAAAACGTTTTCTAAGAGATTCGTAATTTTGTAGTATTTCTGCTCCAGAAAGTCCTCGATTGTAAATTTTTGCATGGCTGATGTGGCCTTGAAAGTTATGTGTACCATCTACAACTGTTCCTCCATATGTTCCTAAGTAGTAGGTACTTGAAGGGATATTGCCTGTTTGTGCCCAGCTCGAAATTTCAACTCCGTTAACATAAGCTTTAGCAGTTGTACCATTATACGTACCGGCGATGTGGGTCCAGGTATTATTAGGTATACTTCCATTCCAGTTATAGAGTCTACTATTGGTTGTTTGATTTGCCCAGTGCATAGCAAAAGTATTACCTCCATCTACTGAATCAATAATACCTAAGTACATACTGTTAGCAGCTGAGATTGCTCCTCCTCTATGTGTTCCGGTTCCTACTGATGCTTTTGTTGGTTTAATCCAAGCCTCGCAGGTAATTTGTGTTGTTGGCTGGTTAGTGAATGAATTTACTATCACATAATCATTTGTACCATCAAAGCTAAAGTAATTGTCTTTTGTACCGTAGATTGGTAAACCAAAGTTTAAATGAGCTACTTGACCTCCGTTTGTTGTATAATTTTCATAAGACCACCCGTAAGCGTTTCCAGTACCTAACCCTGGTTTACCGACCAAAACCCATTCTGGGGCTGCTATATAATCAGAATCTAAGTACCCCGTTGGCATCCCTAAATCATATAAGATTGTTCTTAAATCTGATGTGTATCTATCCGCTCTATGAGATCCTGCTACTACATATGTAGCGTTAGGAAAAACACTTTTAAGTGTGTTAAAATCTGATATAAACAACCCTATTTCAGTTAAATATCCATTTTCAGCTCCTGAGTAGTTATCATAACAATGTCCTCCTAGTCGGAAACCTCTAAAGTATGTTGTAGCTCCATTATCAATCCAAGTTGATGTATCGTTATTATATACCCATAAATGTAAAGCTCTTGAAGCATCGTACAGTTTACCTCCTCCTCTAACATTAAGTCCGGGAGTCATTCCTTGTCTATTAACAGCATCACCTCCATAACTTGATTCAGGATAATCAATAGAGAAAACTGTATAGTAGGTTAAATTACCTACATAAACCCCGTTTACCTGCTGTACTCCTTCTGAGGGTGATAGTATGTTTTTTAACAGTGAATTAGCACTACTAAATAAATCATTACCTAAAGGAGAAATACCTTTTCGATTAAATGCATCTGCGGC